AAGCCGGGGTCGGAGATCTGGGCGAGCTTCAACCCCGAGATGGACACAGACCCTGTGTACCAGATGTTTTGCGCCAAGCCGCGCGATGACGCGATCGTCGTATCGATCAACTGGTACGACAACCCGTGGAAGTCCGACGCGCTCGACAGCGAACGCGCGGCGATGAAGCGCGACGATCCTGAGAAGTACGCCCACATCTACGAGGGCAACTGCCGGCCTGCTGTAGAGGGGGCTATCTACTACAAGGAAGTCTCGGCGCTCAAGACGTCTGGCCGCTATCACGCGGTCCCGTATGACCCGATGTTGAAAGTTCATGTAGTCGCTGACCTTGGGTTCAACGACTACATGAGCCTTCTGCTGGTGCAGCGCTTAGCGTCCGAGGTGCGGGTGATCCGCTACATCGAGGATCGCAAGCGCGACATTCCTAGCTACTCTGTCGAACTCAAGGCATTGAACCTGAACTATGGCGAGGTGTGGCTGCCGCACGATGCGCGGGCGACAACGCTCACGAGCTCGAGCAACCCCATCGGGGCAACAGCCGAAGAGCAGTTCCGCAACTTGGGATGGTCGGTGCGGATTGTTCCGAACATCAACATTGAGCAGGGCATCAGGAAAACGCGCGAGATGTTCCCTCGCGTGCACATCGACAACGTGGAAGCGACTGAACTCGTGAACCGATTGGGCCGCTACCGCAGGCATGTGAAGCCCGACGGCCAGGCGACGATCCCTGTTCACGACGACCAGTCGCACGGCTCTGACGGCTTTCGATACATGGCGCTTGTCGCCGACCAGATGAACAACGACTCCGACGATGGATGGGGCAAGAAGATGACGTACGACAACCGAGGCATTGTGTAAATGGCTAAGTATGGCGCGCAATTCAACATGGATGAGCGTGCTACCCGACTGCTGGGCGCTATCAATGCCAACGAGGAGAACTCGTACAGCTCCGACACCGACAGCGAACTGTCCACGCAGTGCGCGGACAACATTGACCGCTACTTAGGCAGGAACAAGAACCCCGCACCCGATGGCCGCTCGCAGGTCCGCGACCGATCGGTATACGAGACGGCGCAGGAGATGATGCCGTCTCTCTCGCGCATCTTCGCCAACGGTGATGATGTCGTGGAACTCCCGCCCATTGGCGAGGAGGACATGGAAGGCGCCGAGCAGGAAGCGCAGTACCTTAACCACATCCTCCTGCAGCAGAACAACTGGTTCAGCATCTTCGACACAGCGGCGAAGGATGCGCTCATTACGAAGCGCGGCTATCTCCACCCCTATGTGGAGAAGCGCCGGCAGATTGAGATTGAGACCTACGAGCGACAGACGCCTGAGTCGCTTGCGCTACTCATGGAAGACAGCCCCGAGGTTGTTAGCCATAAGGAATACCCGGACCCGGACTACAAGCCCGCGCCTCCGCAGCCTGCTATCGACCCCATGACCGGCCAGCCTGCCGTGGACCAGATGGGCCAGCCCGTGATGCAGCCCGACCCGGGCCCGCCGATGCTTTACGACTTGGTGATCCGCCGTACGAAGGTGGAGCGGAAGTTCTGCGTCGAGGTGTTTCCGCCTGAGCGTTGCAAGGTCGCCGAGAGCACGAAGACGGTCCAGCTACGGGACTGCGCATACTTCGAGTTTTACGACTTCCCGACGATCTCGTCCCTGCGCGAGCAGGGGCTGCAGATTGACGACGACATGGGTTCAACCGATGCCTCCGATACGCTCGAGGACACGGCGCGCAACCAGTTTGGCGAGCAGACCTGGGACGACATCAACAACCTAGACCCCGCGATGAAGCGCGTGAAATGCCGTTGGGTGTGGGTGCGTCACGACTACGACGAAGACGGCATCGCGGAGCTCCAGTATTGCATCGTCGTAGGCTCGCAGATTCTCTTCCGTGAGGAGGTCTCGCGTATCCCCGTGGCGGTGCTGTGTCCAGACCCGATGCCGCACCGGCACGTCGGTTCCTGCCCCGCTGATGCGGCGGGCGAGATCGAGGAGATCAACACCGCGATTCTCCGTCAGGGGCTTGACAACCTTTATCTCTCTAACAACCCGGTCAAGTACGCGGACGGCAAGCTCGTCAACCTTGACGACGTGATGATCTCGCGCCCCGGTGCGACCTGGCGCTTGAAGTCGGGCGCCGTCATGGGGCAGAACTTCGGCGTGATTCCTATCCCCTTCGTGTTCCCGCAGGCCGTTGAGGCGCTCGGGTACATGGAGCACGTGAAAGAGAAGCGCACGGGAGTGAACAACAGCTTCCAGGGCTTGGACGCCTCGCAGCTATCGCAACTTCAGCCAGGCACGGTCAATCAGATCAGCTCCATGGCCGCGCAGCGTGTCGAGCAGATCGCGCGCCACTTCGCCAACGGCATCACGGAGCTCATGTCCCTCCTTCACGAGGTGGTACTCAAATCCGGCCACAAGAAAGAGGTCGTACAGCTTCGCGGCAAGTGGGTGACGGTTGACCCGTCGACGTGGCGCAAGCGTACCGACTTCCGTATCTCGGTCGGCTTCGCAGCCGGGAACAAGGACGCACAGATCGCGCGCCTGCAGATGATTGGGAACATGCAGAAGGAAGCCATGATGGGCGGCCTGTCCATCGTCAATGAGCGCAATGTCTACGAGACGATGAACGAGCTGATCAAGGCGTCGGACCTTCAGGCCCCGCAACGCTTCCTCACAGACCCCGAGAAAGCGCCGCCCAAGCCACCGCCGCAGCCTGACGTAACAGTCATGGCCATGGAGCAGATCAAGTCCCAGACGACGCTACAGGTCAAGGACGCGGAGCTTCGCACGGAGAAGGAAGTCACGGCGGCGACGCTTCAGGCGGAGCGCGAGAAGGCCGAGCTCGAGGCGCAGACGAAGCTGACCATCGAACAGATGAAGGCTAGCCACGCATCGGAACTCAAGGACAAGGACACGCACGGCGCAATGGCGCTCGAAGGCATGCGCAGCGAACACGGCGTGAAGCTACACAAGATGGAACACGGCGACCCCGAGATCGACAAGAAGGTCGCGGAAGTCGGCGAGGGTGTCCAAGGCCTGCAGCAGCAGTTACAGGAAACGCTTCAGCAGATGCAACAGGCGCTATCTACTCTGCTCAATGCCAAGCGCACGATCCGTCGCGGCAAGGACGGCAAGGCCGAGGGCGTCGATACGCACGCGCCTGATGGCTCGCTCATCTCATCCAAGAAAGTCCTGCGCGGCGCAGATGGCCGCGTGATCGGCAGCCAGTAAATGAACCCGAACGAAGAGATCGAGCGCGGCGCACGCGCTCAACGGATTCTTGCGGACTCGATATTTGTCGAGGCGTTCGAGTCCGTCGAGAAAGCGATACACGAGCTGTGGGCGCAATGCCCGATCAGGGATTTAGAAGGCCAGCAAATGCTGCGCCTGGAATTGAAGCTCTTAGGCGACGTACGGGCGTTCCTTGAGTCCGCAATCGTTGACGCCAAACACGTCAAGGCGGAGCTCGAGGCCAAGAACCGTCGCGTTCTATCACCCGCTCAGTGGAGCGGAAGGTAATTAGCAACCCATGTCAGAAATAGCCACGGAGCAAGGCCCAGCCCCCTCCGTTGAAGAGCGAGCAGCAGATCTCCTGTTCGGCAACGTGAGGCCGCAAAAGAAGGCCGCACCAGCCCCACAGCAGGAGCCGTCAGAGCCCGAAGCATCCGCAGAGCCTGAAGAGTCCAATGAGCAGGAGTCGTCGCAAGACGGCGATCAGCTCAAGACTGCCGAAGAGCTCTTCGAACTCGAGTTAGACGGAGAGACATTCGCCCTTCCTAAGAAGTTAGAGAAGGCGGTGATGTCGGCGCGTGAATTCACGCAGAAGTCTCAGAAGCAAGCCGATCGCGAGCGAGCTTACGAGGTTCTGCATGAGCAGGCGAAGGTTGCCAATTTCCGACAAGCGTTTGAGGCCGAGAACGGCGAGGCCTTGCAGCAATTGCAGGCTTACGACGCGGTGCTCAAGCAGCCGGTGGACTGGAACAACATGTCCACCGATGACGCCTTCCGGCGAAAGATTCAGATCGATAAATGGAAG